CCGCTACACGGCCCGCGTGGTGGACCGCGGCAAGCGCGGCGTCCCTGCCTTCTTCGGCGCGGTCAAGGACATCAAGCCGCTCGGCTTTACACTTTCTGACCTCGAGTTCCCTGACCTTCGCCGGGTCTCGCGTGAGGACATCTGCGCGGCGTTCGGCGTGGACCCTCGGATGATTGGCATTGGCTCGGCGTCGAACGACGGTGGGCTGTCTGGTATCCAGTACGCCGAAGCCCGTGCGCGTCTCGTCCAGCATACCATCGAGCCGTTGTTCTCGGCCTTTGAGGACGAACTTAACCATTGGCTCGCGCCCGAGTTTGGCGATGTCTGGGTCACCTACGACCACGACATCCTGCGGGATCTCGTTGAGAACGACACCGAGACCTCGACCCGTGTGCGGGCCGAGTTCGACGCCGGGCTTCGCACGTGGGAGGAGAGCCGCCGGGCCATCAAGCTCTCGCCGCTCCCCGAGCCAACGGACAGCTTGCTCAAGGTGATGGGGCGCGACCTCATCCCTGCCGCGGTCGCGGTCATCGACCCCTCGACCATCCTCGACCAGCCGCCCGCCACGGACAACGAGCCGATGAACCAAGAGGCGCCGTCCAAGCCGACCACAGAAGTCGAGGTCGAGGAGGACGAGGAGGAGGAAGGCGAGTCGGAGGAGTTGGAGGAGGAGGAGGCTGACGAGTCCCGCGCCGAGGAGGTCACGAACTTCCCCGAGGACGGCAACGACAAGAAGGTCACGCTCCGCAACTCGCAGTACGCCCTGTTCCCCGTCGGTGAGGCGGAGGACTTGCAAGAGAACTTCCCCGAGATCTGGTCGAAGGGAGGCAACGTCAAGGGCAACGAGCAGTTCCGCAAGCTGGCCCCAATTGCCAAGCGCGGCGGCGTCCCTGATGGGGAGGCCGAGGAGAACGCTATCCGGTTGCGCGAAGCGTGGGTCGCCCGGCATCGTGGCGACTTCCAGCTTGCCGGGGTCGTGGCGCAAATCAAGTGGCTTGCGGTCGGTGACCGAGGGCTAGACCATATGAGAAAGGTCATCCGCGAGGCGAAGGACGCGCTCAAGGATCGGAGCGAGCCTGACGATGCGATGATGCGGAAGCGCGGGATCTGGGAACGCGCCAACGCGGAACTTGACCGCACCGAGCAGACCTACAAGGCGACTGCCGAAGCCCTATTCCGCGCCGAGCGTCCGAAAGTCACCAAGTCGATCTCGACGGCCCCGAGCTTCGCAGAGGCCCGTGCGCGAGTCCGTGCGGCCTATACGCCGGGCGGGGCGCTCGAGGAGAACTGGCGCGAGTCCTTCACGCCCCTCGTCTCCAAGAGCTATGCCTTCGGCGCGACCGAGGTGGCAGGGGTTGGGGCCGCGATCGCCGCCGATACGGTCGAGGCCGGGCTGACTGGGCGGTCGGTGCAGAGCGTCCGTGAGGCAATCCGCAAGCGGACCCAGCGGCTCTCGCAACTGATTGGCGACACGACCGCGAAGGAAGTCTTGGCAGTCATTGAGGCGTCCGAGCGTGGGGGGCTGACGGTAACGGAGACGGCCCGACTGGTCAGCCGAGCGGTCTACGGTGAGGAGAAGGTGACCTCGCGCTCCACGGCGATCGCCCGCACGGAGTCGGCGGGGGCGCTGTCGCAGGGGTCGTGGGACCAAGCGAAGGAGATGGGCGACCTGTACCAGAGCAAGGAGTGGCTGGCGTTCTCGGATGCCGAGACCCGCGAGACCCACACCGCGTGTATGGCGCAGGGCCGGATTGCGATTGACCAGCCCTTCCAGAACGGCCTCATGTTCCCGCTCGACCCGTCAGGGAGTGCCGCCGAAGTGATTAACTGCCGCTGTGTGCTGGCCTATAGCGACGAACCCGTCTAACCGAGACTGTCAATGGCAGACCTGAAGATCAGTCAACTCTCCGATGGTGGCAACGCGCAAGCGGCAGATGAGTTTGTCGTAGCGCGATCCGGCGCGAACTACCGCATTGACGGCGCATCCGTCGCCGCCGCCGCTACCTCGGTCGGCACCCTGTCCTCGTTGACGGTGAGCGGCACGACGACGTTTGGCGCGAATCTGCTGTCCAGTTCATCGGCGGCATTCATCGGCGCGAATACGTCGGACGGGGCTGACTCTGCCACGGTGACGATTGGTGGTGGTGGGGATGGGAATAGCACTCGCGGTGCCTATGTGCTTATGGCGGGTAACGAGAGCGCCGCAACAGGCAATATCGAAATCTCCTCTGGCAACGTGGCGGGTAGTTCGCTGTCACTTGTCGCCAGAAGCACGACCAGCCCGATGCTGTTCTATTCTGGTGGCACCACCGAGCGGATGCGCCTCGACGCCAGCGGCAACCTCGGCCTCGGGGTGACGCCGAGTGCGTGGAATACTGCCGGGGGTTTCAAGGCATTGCAAGTTGGCAATGGTTCACTATCGAGCAATGCGGCAACCACGGTGTACGTTAGCTCAAACTTTGTCTCTACATCGACGGGCGACAAATATATATCAACTGGCGCGGCTGGTGTTTATGCTCAAAGCTCAGGCGCACACGTCTGGTACAGCGCCGCCTCTGGCACCGCTGGCACCGCCATCACGTTCACGCAGGCGATGACGCTGGATGCGAGTGGGAACTTGTTGCTTGGGGCGACGGCAAACATCGCTTCTACTCGACAAGAGCTAGTGATGCGCGGCGCGAACGGTGCCGTTGTCAGTCTCGGGAATAACACAGACGCCGACCGATTCCAGCTTGCATCGGATAGTGGCGCCAATGCCTTGATAAATAACAAGGCGAATACGCCGATGATTTTCTATACCAACAACACCGAACGCGCCCGCATCACGTCGGGGGGCTACTTCAAGGCGTCGAATGATGGGACGTATGTTGATTCAGGGTCGTCCGTTCACGAACTACGGTCAACCACAACAGATACTGTTGTTGCACGAGTCACTCATAACGCGGCCAGCCCATATGGAATGATTATCGGTTTTTCTGGCGCGGCCCCAGACAACAACACAAACTATTTCCTGTCCTGCCGAGATAACGCCAGCGGTCAAACCGACCGTTGCATCATCTACTCGGATGGCGACCTTGCCAACCACGATGGCGTCTACGGCACCATCTCGGACGAGCGGCTCAAGCAGGACATCGTGGACGCGGGGTCGCAATGGAATGACCTGAAGGCCGTCCGATTCCGCAAGTATCGGATGAAGACCGATGTGGCGGCAGACGAGAACGCGCCGTTTATGCTTGGCGTGGTGGCACAAGAGATTGAGCAGACCTCGCCGGGGCTGGTGGACGAGCATCCCGACTTCGAGGAACAGGAAGTCACGGACGAGGACGGCAACGTCACGACCGAGCGGGTGCAGGTCGGCACCACCAAGACCGTCAAGTCGTCCATCCTGCTGATGAAGGCGGCAGTCGCGCTACAGGAAGCGATGGCCCGTATCGAGGCGCTGGAAGCCCGCCTTGAGGCGCTGGAAGCGTAATGCGGAACTGGCTGGCGTCCATCGGGCGGCAACTGCTTCGCGCCTTCGGGCTGGGGCCGAAAGCCGACCCCCTCAACTGGGGCGTCACGGTGTTCCCGGTGACCGACCGTGCGGCGATTGACGCCCTCTGGTGGACCCAGCACGCCATCGTGACCAGCCGTGGCACGGCGGCGGCATATGCGGACCCCGAGGGACTGCGCTACGGGGTCTATCAGGGCGACCGCTTCCCCGACGGCTCGTCCCATTGGGGCAAGTACTGGAAGCACAGCCGCGTGATCGTCGTCCTCAAAGCCCACGCCGAGAATACGGCCCTCTGGTCCCACGAAGTACGGCATGACGTATTAGGCACGGAAGATCACCCTGCTCTATATTTCCACGGCAGTTCCCTTACCCTTCCTTGAGGCCCAATGACCGAGACCCCGCAGACCGTCACGATCCCCTCCGCCCTCGCGGTTGGCATTCTCAACTATATGCGGAGCCGCCCGTATGCCGAGGTTGCACAAGGCGTACAGGCCCTCGAAGCGGTTCTCACCGAGCAGTTGCCAAAGGCCGACCCGGAGTAACCCGATGAAGTCCACGCGCTACCACCTGACCGAAGCCGCCCCGCAGATCCGAGCCGAGTCTGACCTCCCGCCCGGTATCGCTGGGCGCGTGTCGGGCGTGGCGCTGACCTACGAGGTGGTGGACAGCTACCAGACGATGTTCGCCCGCGAGTCTGCCAAGCGGACCATCAACAACAAGGTCGCGGCTCGCAAGGTTCCGCTCCTGATGGATCACGAACGCACCTCAAAGGCGCACGTTGGCGTGGTCACCGAGATGCAGGATATGGGGGACGCGCTGGTCATGACCGCCGACATCTTTGACACGGCTGACGGACGGGCCGCGTTGGAATACGTCAAGGCGGTCTTGGCAAGCGGAGCCTCGACGGGGTTCAGCATCGGGTTCATCCCGCGTGCCTCGGAGATGGTGACCGTCAACGGCAAGCCCGTTGAGCGCTTCACCGAGATCGAACTGCGCGAGGTTAGCATCACGCCGATGCCCGCCGTGCCGGGCGCTGAAATCGCGGCGGCTCGCGCTGATGAAATGGAGACGGTCAACCCGGTTGACCAGTTGGAGGAGGAGGAGTCGCCCGAGCGCACGGACGATGAACTCCTGCTACTTGCCGCCCGTGCCGCGTTGGATGCGCTATCCGACAAGGCGCGAGAGGCATTGCTGGACACGTACAAGCCCACGCCTACCATGACCGAGACGGCTTCGTCTGACGCCCCCGTGGTGTTGGACACGCCCACCTCGACGGACAGCACGGCACGGTACGCCAAGATGGAGGACCGTATCAAGGCGGTGCGGTCATCGTTCGTCCTACCCAAGTAAGAGAGATTGACTACCATGAAGGCCCCACTTGTTTCCAAGAACCGCGCCGCGAACGAGTTTCGCGAGCAGGCTCACAAGCTCCGCTCGGAGTTGATGGACCCGACCGCCAGCTTCACGGCGGACGAAGTTGAGAAGCGTACTGCCGACATCCGCGCC